TTTACGATGGTTAGATATGGATCAGTGTAGTATATCAGGAACTTTAGATATCTCAGACCAATCATTTAATAATCTTACGTTTATAGATCTTCAGGGTAACGATATTACATCAATAACATTACCTGAAGCATATATTAACAATCTTAACCTTAATGGTAATGCTCTTACAGCAACAGCTGTAGATTATACATTACAATGGTTAGCTGGCAGTAATGTAGAGAATGGATTTGTAGATTTAGCTGGTGGTACAAATGCTATTCCTACAGCTAATAGTGCTGCAGCTAAAGCAACCTTACAAGATAGAGGATGGGAAGTTATTGTAAATCAAGGTCCTCCAGGATATGTAGGCATTGCTGCTAGTTCAGACTTTGATATTGTAGGAGATTTTACAATTGAGATGTTTGTTAATGTAAGCAATACAAATGGTTTCCCTCGTCCATATAGCTTTGGTGCATATCCTGCTCCTAATGCTATCTCTATTGAAGGTAGTGGAAGCTCATTATATTTCTGGGCAAATGGAGGAGCTTTATTAGCTACAGGTTCTAACTTTACTCCAGGACAATGGTATCACATCTGCGTACAAGGAGTTGGATCTACAGCGTATTTATATGTAGATGGTATTCAAAAAAATACTGCTTCTTATAGTGGATCTATCTCTAGCCAAGGCTTACCATTAACAATTGGATTTGGTAATGAACCTGGTTCAGCATTTAATGGATTGATAACCAACTTTAGATGGACTACCACTCAAGTTTATGACAGTGCTGGATTCACAGTACCAACTTCTCAATTAAGTAATCTTATGGGAACTAAGTTATTAATCTTCCAAGGAAATACCATAGAGACACAGTTAACTGATAATAGTGGTAACAACCATAATGCTACAAACTCTGGAGCAACATATTCTGCACTTAGTCCATTTGCTGGAGTACAAGGTTCATTACAAATGGGTAACGTTTAAATTATAACAACATGGCAATACCAAGTCAACAAATAGGATGGAGTCAAAGGGCTAAGCTGCTTTGGAACATATCTAAGCAGTTAGAGAAATTAACACAGGTGGCAGGTAATGTTACACTACCTACCCCTACCCCAACTCCACCAGCAACAATAATTATATATAGTCAATCACTATCATTTCCTATAAACTATACTAGTATGGTTTTAACTTGTGATGGTAATAATGTAGGTGAATATTTATATACAAGTCAAACTGTAAATGATATAAATGAGCTAGTTAGTTTATTTAATTCTACTGCATCAATAAATGTATATGGAACATTTTCTGCTAGTAATAGCACAACATTACAATTAACTACCACACAAACAATACTTAAAAACATATATTGTCCTAATGGAACATTAGCAATTAACGTGTTTAACGACTAGATATAAATAAAAACCAACAAAACTACATATATGAAGGATCTTAAATTTATCTGTGCACAGCCAGACGATACGTATTATACATGGCAAGTACACATGTGGCTAGAGAGCTTAAAAGAGCTAGGACATTCAGATAAAGCAATAGTATTAATATTCATACCCAGCTTCAGGGAGAAGAATACAAAGTGGCAACAAGTTGTAGATCTTTATCCTGAGGCTGAGTTTGTTTTCTACAAAGACGTTGATAACATTAGTCAGTTCTTAGGAACATACATACCTATCTTACGTCCTTATGTACTACAGAAATACTTTGCTGAGCACCCAGAGATGAAGGATAAAGCTGTTCTCTATTGCGATAGTGATACAGTGTTAACTCCTAAGTTCAACTTAGATGCTTATTTAAATGACGATGTTAGTTATTTGTCTGATACAAACAGCTACATCAACGCTTCATATTTTGATAGTAAAATACACCAAGTGTTGCCTGAGAAGCTAGAGGAGTATAAGAAGAGAGATATTCTTGGAGAGTTAGCAGAGATGTGTGGAATCAGCAGAGCGATTGCTGAAGAACACAACCAACACTCAGGAGGGGCACAGTATCTGCTGAAGAATGTAGATGCTGACTTCTGGGCAAAGGTGCTACAAGACTGTCTGATCATTAGAACATTTTTAATGCAAGTGAACAGAGAGTTCTTCAAAGATGAGAATACAGGTTTTCAAAGCTGGTGTGCTGATATGTGGGCTGTTCTATGGGGTCTTTGGTATAGGGAACAAGAAGCAAAGAATGTTCCTGAAATGGATTTTGCGTGGTCTAGTGATCCAATTCAAAGGGTAGAACAAGTTGGCATATTCCACAATGCAGGAATCGTTAGTGATACAGCTAATGGCTATCCAGCATTTTATAAAGGTAAGTACCACCAAGGTACAGACCCTTTCTTAGATCCTCATTTACAAGTGGTAATGAATGATGAAAACAGTAAGAAACATTGCACACATTATTACTTGTCTCGACTTATGAATTTAAAAAACAAATATAACCTAAACTATTAACCTAATACAAATTATTATGGGAAGTGTAAAACTTAAAGATTTAAAAGCTTATGTTCGCTACGATGGTAGTGGCAGAGTAGTTTCAGGTAGCCTTGTTTTTAGAAAGAAGAAACCCAAAAATGGAAGATGGGTGGAGATTCCTAAAAATTTATGCTGCAATGATAACCCTAATTCAACAACAACGACAACCACACAAGGGGGTGGTGGAAACACACCAACTGCATGGGTAACTTATATTGCAGGAAACCAAGAAAATGCATGTGCACAAACAAGTGGATGGAGTTTTGTATTATATACAGCAGGTTCTACTTTAGGTGCTGGAGTGGTGCTTTATACAGATGCAACATTGACTACAGAATTTAATTCTTATCAATATGCTTCTATATTGTACAATAATGGAACTTTATATCAACTGAGTGATTTACCAGGTGATGGTACAATTGTAAATGTTATAGGAGCTTGTCCAACAACTACTACAACTACTACTACTTCTGCTCCTACATTGCGTGTTGCTCCAGATAGCATTACTGCTTGTTCAGGAGGTGGAACAGTTATAACAAATTATACATTTACAGGAGGAACAACAATTTGTAATAGTACAATGATTACATCAAATGATTTTATGAGCTTTAGCCCAGGTACGCAATACATCTCTGATGGTGTTAACACTGTAGTAGTTAATATTTCAGGATTTGGTTCACCATATGCATATCCTGATGGTGAATGTGTATCTTGTCCAACTACAACAACTACAACCACTTTATCTTTTGGTAATGCAGGTTTTGTAAGTAATGGCATCACTGCAGTTTGTAACATGCAAGGACAATTTAATTTACCTTTAACAATTGATCCAAACGCTTGTTCAAATGGAGGAATTACATTAAATGTTGGTACATATCCAGATTATGGTATTCCTAATGGTTCAACTATTTATATCAATCTTCAAGATGGTAATGTTATCCAAGTGCAAACATTTGGAAGTAGTCAAATGAGTTATGGATGTACATCTTGTCAAACTACAACAACTACAACTACGTTTGATCCATTTGCTACAACTACAACTACAACAACATTTAATCCACCTCAAGTTGTCGCTGTTGAGAATCAAAGATGGGGAAATACTGCAAATGATGCATGTACTGGAGTTAACCCACCTACAACATTCTATACAACAGGTCCACTTCAATCTGGTGTCTATATACAAGATGGTAATGTACTATACCTTGACCAATTATTAACACAGCCTGTTCAATATCCTTACATAGTATCACCTGGTATTACAAGACTACTTGATTGTAACAATGGAGTATTATCAAATCAAAGAAACTGTTAATTTAATTAAACAGAGCACATCTACATGGTGTGCTCTTAAAAATATAAAATAAAATGGCAAATCAAAATAAATTAAAAGCTTGGGTTAGATATGATGGCACCAACACTGTTGTTACAGCTGGTCCTATATTTAGAGCAAGCAAGCCCAAAGTGGGCAATTGGAAACAAATAAATGCAGACCTTTGCTGCAATGGTTCTCTAACCACAACAACTACTACTACAAATGGTGGTGGTGGAACACCTACAGCGTGGTTTGGTCAAATATCAGCTACAGGAAATTCAGATCAATGGAAAGCATGTAATGGTTTTGGTAATAGTATAATAGTATATACTAGTACCTCTACTAGTCCAATTGCTCCAGGAACAGCACTTTATATGGATGCTACATTAACATCAACGATTCCATATCCATTTGGATCAATAGCTATAAATGGACTTGTTTATGAAATTCAAAATGGATACACTAATCCATTTGGAAGTGGTGTTCCTTGTGAATTTATTACAACTACATCTACTACTACATCAGGAGTTAATAATGGTATATTTAAACAAAGTAGTGACCCTAATGATGTTTGTGTAACATCTAATCTTGTTCAATTGTTTTGGACAGGAGAACTTACTAACATGACACCAATATTTACAGATCAAGCACGAACTCAACCATATCTTTCTTTTCCTTATATTGCAAACATTTCAACAAATGCAAAGTTCTCAACATCTAATGGATTTGCATTTAATGCTGGATTCTGTTAATAACATTATATGTTAGGAAGAAATGGAAATATAGCTTATGTTAGATATGACTCTCAGGGACGTATTGTTCCTGGGGGTCCTATCATAAGTGCAAAACCACCAAAGAATGGTAACTGGCAGGCTGTTAGCAATGTCATTGGTAATAATGTTACAAGTAATGCTTTAAGAGCGTTCATACGAGTTGACTACTTCAATCGTGTGGTCCCAAGCAGTTTAGTCTTGTTAACAAAAGAACCAGGAGATAACAACAGTTATACAACATGGGTTGAAATAAATGCACAGTATAGAGGTAATGGTATAACTACCACAACCACTACAACACTTCCTCCTATTTCTACAACTACAACTAGCACCTCTACATCAACTAGCACTAGCACCTCGACTTCTACAACTAGTTCCACTAGTTCTACTACATCTACTACTAGTTCAACAAGCACCAGTACTTCTACATCTACCAGCACTTCTACTAGTACTTCTACAAGTACAACAATAACCCCAACTACATCTACTACTACGACAATAGTTGAAATTCCTATGATATTAACATATAATGTTGTTAATAATGGAGATAGTATTACATTACCTTATGCAAATAATCAAATATTTTATTCAGGTACTATTAATTGGGGTGATGGAAACGTTAGCGTTAATTCATATGCAAATAGGACTCATGTTTATGCTACTGCTGGTAATTATGATATAACTATCACTGGAAAAGCACTTGTATTTGGTAATGGTTATGGAAACAATATAAGCAAAGATCGACTTAAAGACATTAAACAATGGGGTAATTTACAAATAAGAAATTATTCTTATTCTTCTATGTTTAATGGTTGTATTAATTTAACAGGTATATCAGCAACAGATGCACCAGTTTTCCCACTATCTACATATCTTGACGATATGTTTAATGGTTGTACACAATTAGGAACTACTACAACTAATCTATCTAATTGGGGATTAGGACTTGTTATAAGTATGAATAATACTTTTAATCAATGTTATAATTTTAATAGTGATATATCTAGTTGGACTCCTTATATTGTTAACAGTATGAATGGTACCTTTGCAAATTGTTCTACATTTAATCAGAATATAGGAGGATGGAATGTATCAAGCGTTACAAACATGGATAACATGTTCTTTAATGCATCTTCTTTTAATAAAAATTTAAGTGAATGGTGTGTTCCAGATATACCTACTGAACCACAAAATTTTGCTACTGGTGCAACAGCTTGGGTCTTACCTAAGCCTGTATGGGGTACATGTCCTGTTCCAACTACTACAACTACTACCACTTTATTTGTACCAACTACAACAACATCTACCACTACTGAATATCTTCCTTTTGTTGATTTTGATTTAGAATTCTTTTGTAATCAAACAATAGACATAAAAGCTAGTAACATTAGAGGTGGTACTCGTCCATATTATGTACCTGATAAAGTATATTTTAGTGAAGTAGATGCTCTAAATCCAAATAATAACTACTTTGGTCCATATAATAATGTATTTGCTGTTCAATGGGGTACACTTCTAACTCCACCTGACACCACTTCAGTTGTTTGGGTAGCATTTAAAGATGTTTTAAATAATGCAGTTGCAAAATCTATTCAAATTAATTGTCCTGCAACCACAACCACTACATCTACTTTTATTCCATTTACAACTACAACTAGCACTACACCTAATCCTAATAATCCTTATAAGACATATCTTGTAAATATATATACTTGTCAAGACTGTACTCTATTGGGATATAAGACACAAATTACTGTTCCTCAAGCAGGAGTTGTACAAATAGGTAAGTACTATTTATCAGCAACAAATCCAAATAATTCAATTCTTATTCTTGAACAAATTGCATGGAATGGTAATTCAGGAAATGATATCACTAACTTTACAGCATATGATTTATGTTATCAACCATGTGGATTAACTCCAACTACATCTACTACTACCACTGTATTATCTGCTCCTACTAATACAGTGTTTGCAAAATATGATGTCGTTCCTGGACCAACACAAGATGAAGTAAAAACAGTGTTTGTAAAATATGATGTTCAATAAATTAAATAAGCAAGTATGTTAAATAATTCTATACAACAAAAAATCAATGAACTATTTGATAGTACACCTGAAAATATAGGTGTTGGATATGGTAAGAAGATTACTAATGGTGAGTATACAGGTGAGGTTGGTATTGTCTTTCATGTTAAAGAAAAGTTACCATTAGATCAAATACCTGAAGACCAAATATTACCCTCAACAGTAGATATTGAAGGTAATACATATAAAACAGATGTTCTAGAGGTTGGTGAAATCAAACCTTTAGCATGTGATACAAATACAGCACTTAACTGTTACGCTTGGCAAACTGCACCATTTCCATCTAATAGAAATACAGTTAGACCTTTACAAGCAGGTGTATCATTTACATCTGCTAACAAACAAGGCTCTGTAGGTACACTAGGATTGATTGCTGTAGATGTAGCCACTCAAGCTTTAGTAGGTATTACAAATAATCACGTAGTTATTGGAAATGCTTTTTCTACAAATACAAGACCAGTAGATAGTACAACAGCAAACGAACTGTACAATCCTGTATTCCAATCAGGAGAAACTCAACCTTCTGCTAGTAACTTAATGATAGGAAGAGTGATTAGATATGCACCACTTATAGCAGGTGGCATTAACTACCTTGATGCTGCTGTATGTTCAATAGAAGATCCTAGTATTATTTCTAATACACAATCGTTTAAACAATTTGGATTGAACTATAACACTCCTATGCCATTTGCTACTACATTGGAAATCAATAGTTTACTATCTACAGATCCTGAAATATATAGTTCTGGTAGAACAACAGGAGTTAAAGGACCTGGAATTTGTGGTTTAACTATATCAGGAATTGGTGTAACAGGCACTATTGGACCCTATACATATAGTGGATTATTAAATGCTAGTGCCACCTTTGCTGATATTATAACATTTACAAGAATAAATCCTGATTGTGGCTTTCCTATAAATTCAGGTGATTCTGGTTCAGCATTAATTGCTAATTTTAGTGGTGTTTGGAAGATTATAGGACTTGTATTTGCTGGAAGTGAGGCAGTAGGATTAGCTTGTAGAATAGATCGTTTAGCTACAGATTTGGGTATTCAAGCATGGGATGGTAGTCCTAAAAACTATATTGATCCAACTTCTGTACAATATAAAACAGTTATTGGAGGAAGTGGAGCTGCAAGTATTCAGTGTGGAGGACAAACATATTGGCAAATTGGTTCTACAAACGTTATGAATTCACCTTGTTAATAAATCAACAATTAAATAATATATAATGGCAAAATCACTATTCCCTGAAGAAATGATGAAATCAGGAGAACTAAATTTAGAAACAGTAGCTGGAAAGCTTACTTATTTTCATGAGCAACTACATCTATTGCATTGGCAAACAAAGAGTTATGCAGAGCATCAAGCTCTTGGAGGATTGTATGATTATGTACATGATTTCAAAGATGGTGTTGTTGAGAAACTAATGGGCTATACAGGTAAACGTCCTGGTGTATTTAAAATAGAACCATTAACTGCTGCAGACTCAACAGCAGTAGTAACAGCTCTAATGGACTTTGCTAGTAACTTAAAGAGCTATGCTGAATCAAATAACTTCCATGACATAGCTAACTTAGCAGATGCATTATCTGGAGAAGCTGCAAAAACTAAATACTTATTAACTTTGTCCTAATGCAAATTAGTAAAAAATACTTTCCTCAAGTGATGCAAGATAACGAACTTGCTTATTTTGCACACTTAGAAGGAATTATAGATTCAGTGGATGAACTAGCTATCGTAGAGATAACCAAACATCCCCAATCTTACCACTTTAGAATAGCCACCTCAGTACCTCGTTACAACGAGATGTTATTAGAGGAGCTATTAAAGTTTCACAACATGTTGCAATTAAAACTTAATTTAAGCAAGAGCATCAAAAGCTCAGCAACAATTGTATTTGATATAGAATTATAACCAACATGATACAGACATACAAAGATTTAAAAGGTAGAATCTGGAATCAACCAGGAATACCAAAATGGATTTTTAAGTCAGGTCCAAAAAAACTAGAAGATCTTCCTGAAGTATATGTAAATATGTATTTAGATATGCTTAAAGATAATCCAGGTTATGAATTGTTTTATTTTTCTGATGAAGATTGCATATCATCTATACTTGATACTCATGGAGAAGAATATCTTAAAGTGTACAATAGTGTTCTTCCCACTGCGTTTAAATCTGACTTTTGGAGATATTGTATATTAGATATTTATGGTGGATGTTATGGAGACTTCTCTCAATTAATGCTTACCACATTTGATGAAATCATAGAAGGATTTGATGAAGTGTTTGTTGTAGATACTCCTTGTACACCTAGTAGTTTATGGAACGCATTTATTTGTGTGAAACCAGGAAATCTTGTAGTGAAGGAAGCTTTAGAAATAAGCAAATATAAAATTGAGAACAAAATATTTGGAACAAATCCATTAGATGTTACTGGTCCAAAGGTGTTTGGAAAAGCTTACTGCAATGTTGTATTTGATGGTGTAGAAAACCCAATTTCTATAGGAAAATTTGGAAAGACTAGGATATTAGAAAATCCAAGTGTTGAAATATTAGAAGTGATAGATGAAAACAACAAACCTTTTATTTTTAAAAAAACTAAAGATCATTGGGCTGTTGTTTATAATAACAATTATGATTCACATTATGATAAACTGTGGAAAAATCAAGTAGTTTTTGCTGATGGCTTAATAAAAACTTATAAGGATTTAAAACAAACAGCACCTTGGAAAGGAGATGATATTCCTAAATGGATATTTAAATCAGGTAATGAGGCATTAGAAAACTTACATCCTGAAATAGTAGACCTTTATACAAAACAGTTAATTCAAAACCCTGAGTATACACTGTTTTATTTTAGTGAGGCAGAAAGAGATGAGTTTGTTAAAGATTTAAACCAAGCTGATGTAACAGCTACATATGAAAAACTAGTACCTCCTACATATAAGTGTGATTTTTTTAGATACTTAGTAGCTTATTATTATGGTGGAGTTTTTATGGATTTTAGCACACATGCGTTAATACCATTGAATGATATTATTAGAGGTTACAAACAAATTTTAGCTAGGGATTTTGGAGCTAGAGATGGGATATGTGCAGGATTTATGGCAACTGTTCCAAAAATGTCTCTTATGGAGGGGGCAATAGAGAAATGTATCTATCACACTAAATACAATTTATACTGTGCAGATCCATTAGATGTCACTGGACCTAGAATGCTTGGAGCTATCTATAGAAGAAACAATCAAATTGAAAAGATTTCTATAGGAAGAATTACAGAAGACGTATATTTATATGATTATAAAGATCCAGATTACTTGTATGATGGAGATATTCCTATAGTTAAAATTAGAATACCTAATCATTATTCAATTCTATATAGCTCAAGAAACGAAGATTTATATTACGCAAAATTGTACAACGAAAGAAGAATTTATAAAACCAACGATATCAAAACATTTAAAGATTTAAAGGACAGAAAATGGGAAGGTGAAGGTATCCCTAAGTGGATATTCAAAACAGGTCCTTTTAAAGCAGAAGACCTTCCAGTTGTAATGAGAGAAATCTATCTAGATATTCTAGCTAAGAATCCTGGATATGAGTTATTCTACTTCTCTAATGAAGATTGTATGTTATCCATACACCATCATTATGGAGAAGAGTATTTCAGACTTCACCAGAAGTTGGTGCCTACAGCATATCAGGCTGACTTTTGGAGATACCTAATACTTAATCAATATGGAGGATGCTATGGTGATTTCTCACAGATTCCTCTAGTTCCATATGATGAGTTGACAGAAGGTGTTGATAGAGTGTTTGTTAGAGATGATCCTTCCAATAAGTCTTTCTTATATAATGCTACAATGTGTTCTAAACCAGGGGATGAAATAGTTGCAAAAGCTGTTGAAATAAGTGCAAAAAATATTAAGAATAGTAACTATGGTATTGGTTCATTAGATATAACTGGTCCCACAGTGTTAGGTCAAGCGTTTTTACAGAAAGGGTATAACCTTAACCCTCGTGGAAGAGAGATCTCTTTAGGAGATTACAAAGGGTCTAGAATCTTACAACATAGATATTCAGGTGGATTTGTATGTGATAAAGATGGTAAAAATGTGTTCATAACCAAACTATCTAACCATTTTGGGCTTGTTTACAACAGTGGATATAGAAACATCCACTATGACCAAGCTTGGAAGGAAAAGAAGGTGTTTAGATCATAAAATAAATTTGGTAGATATACAAAAAATACATATCTTTGGACTTAAAACCAGAATTATGACAGAAGAAATTAAAGATTTTCACGCAGAGACTCCTGAAACAATTACATTTGATCCTACAAAGAAGTATATTTGGAACAAAGATGACAAATTTGAGTTATCAGGAACTGAATTTGGTGTAATATTAAATGCTTTCAGAGCTGTCTTAAGCACCCCAGAAGCACAGGCTATGTTCAAAGCTGCTCAAGCATCTGATCTTGTAGAACACGTTTTAGCTAGAGCTGTAGAAACTGGTATTGCTAAGGAGGCAGAAGAGACTCCTAAAAATAGTTTGTAATGGATAATTATAGAACTATTGTTATAGGTGACATTACAATGTATTTATTTGGAGATCAAGATTTGATTTCTGATGAAATTGTAAACTACCATAACTTTTGGGAACACGATAGATTTGAGAAATGGAAACATCATTTTCCTACCAGTGGGTTTATGCTTGATATAGGAGGAAATATAGGTAACCATTCTCTTATGTTTCATAACAGTTTCCCAGAATTAAAGATATGGGCTTTTGAAATGAGCTTCAAAAACTTTGACTTATTAAAAAAGAACATAGCTCCCTATCCTCAAATAACTGGATTTAACGTTGCGTTAAGTGATGCTACTAAAGTTATTCAGTATGATGATTCTATAGATCACAACAATGGTGGAATAGGAATTAAGAGTGAAGGAGCCCATTCAAACTTAGCTATTCCATTAGACAGTTTAAACATTACAGAACCAGTATCACTTATAAAAATAGATATTGAGGGGCATGAAATACAGGCTTACAATGGAATGAGAAACATTTTATTAAGAGATAAGCCTATGATTTGGGCTGAAGATTGGGTACATTCTGGTCATTGGCAAGGAGAAAGTTCTGTTGAATATTTACTTGATATGGGTTATGAAATTATTGAAAATATAATAGGCGACTATTTATTAAAGCATAAAGATAAATAAGATGGCAACAGTAAAGAAGTCTGTAAAGGACGAACAAGTCATGAAGAATGGTGGTAAAACACCAGCATGGCAAAGAAAGGAAGGCAAATCTGAAGCAGGGGGTCTTAATGCTAAAGGTGTAGCTTCTTATAGAAGAGCTAACCCAGGTTCTAAATTGAAGACTGCTGTTACCACAAAGCCTTCTAAACTTAAAGCTGGTTCTAAAGCAGCTAAAAGACGTAAGTCTTTCTGTTCTAGAATGTCAGGAATGAAAAAGAAACTAACATCTGCTAAGACAGCTAATGATCCTAATAGCAGAATTAATAAATCACTTCGTAAATGGAATTGTTAATATGGCAAAACAAATGTTAAAACGTAAAGATGGTTCTGTTTCACAACGTGGTTTGTGGGACAACATCAGAGCTAACAAAGGCAGTGGCAAGAAACCTACAGCTGCTATGTTAAAGCAAGAGAAGAAGATTAAAGCTAAATCTAAAAAATAATGGCAGCAGTTAAGAAACCTACACCAGTTCCAAATGGTCCATTGATTAAGAAGAAAGGTCCATTCAAAGGATCTACTCTTAAGCAAGGAGGAAAGGTAACTGTTATGGCAGGTGGAGAAAAACATGTTGTATATAAGAAGACCAGCCCTACAGGTGTAGGTAAAGGTAAGAAAGGAAATATTATGGTTAACCATCCTACCAAAGATAAAGGTAAGTGGGATACTATCGATCTTACAGCAATAGGTAGAGCTAAGACTGTTAAGCAAGGTGTTGCTTCTACAAAAAAATGGCATAAGGATAATCCTAATTATAAATACAAAGGCAAAAAGAAATAGTCATGGCAACAGTTAAGAAAATTAAGAAAGCTCAAAATGGTGATGATGTTCCATCATGGGCATCTAAATTTAGAGCTCAAGAAAGAACAGAGATGAAAAATCCTAAGTTAGCTGAAGAAAGACGTAGAAAAGAAGATTCTACAATGAAAGCTAAATTCCTTAAAGGTAGAGCTGAAGATCGTGCTAAATATATTAAAGAAGGTTATAAAGTAGAAGATAGATCTAGTGGTTCAACTGTTTATACAAAGTCTGCTGGTAAAGCAAAAGATGGTAAATGGATGCAGAAAGCTGCAGCTTCTATTAAGAAGCGTGGTACAGCTGGTAAATGTACACCTATTACTAAACCTGGTTGTACAGGAAAAGCAAAAGCATTAGCAAAAACATTTAAAAAAATAGCTGCAAAGCGTAAATCTAAGTAAAATGGCAACTGTTAAAAAAACACAAAAAATTGCATCTGGTAAATTAGCTGCTGGTGTAGGTGGTAAATCTCCTAAAGCAGGCATGGTAGATGCTAAAGGTGCTTGGACTAAAGTTCAAGAAAGAACTATTGGTAAAGCTAAATATGGTAAAACTGTTAAGAAAGCACAAGATGGTGCTAAAGCTAAAGGCTTTCCAGACTTAAACAAAGATGGTAAAATCACTAAGGCTGACATCTTAAAAGGTCGTGGTGTAATTGCTAAGAAGGGTGCTAAAGTGGCTAAGTCTTCTGGCATGAAGAAATGTAAATATGGCTGTAAATAATTAACAATTTAAAAATAAAAACATGGCAACTGTTAAAAAAGTTAAAAAGGCTCAAGATGGTACACCTATCATTGATAGATTAGCTGCTAAAACTGCAGAAAGAAACACTAAAGGACCAGCTTTAAGAGAAGGTCAAAAAAAGCGTTTAGATAGAATTGCTGGATCTAACGTTGATAGAGCTATCAAAGTTGGTAAAAGAATGTTAAAGAGAGCTGCTCCTGCAATGAAAAAAGGTGGTAAAGTAGTTAAAAAAGCTGCAAAAAAGAAATAATGACATCAGGTAAAGCAAAGAAATCTGGTAAGCCACGTAAGGCTCCTAAGGTGAAGAACCCAGCTCCTAATAAACCTTTTATGAGAGAAGCTGACACACCTAAAAGACTAAAGAGTCCTATGCTCCCTATGAAGCAGAAGAGATTGTCAAAATAATAAAAGCCCCAAATTAATGGGGCTTTTTTATTTATAATCCTAACCAATTGAGAAGTCTTTTTAATATTGTTTGTTTTGGTTTCTCTAGAAACTCTGCTGTAGACACATTCTTACCATGGACATGCCAGATGACGTTATCATCGTTTTGTACAGCTACATGTTTTAGTCCATGTGCTTCCCATTGAATTCTCCACATCATATCATCATGTCCTATTATATCTGCATGCGTCAAGTTTTTAATCACATTAAATGCTTTTTTATTGAATGCAAATGTCATAGGCATATGATATGTAGACTCTCCAGGATTACCACCCAGATTATCATATCTTTCACTATTGTACATCAACTTGTTTCCATTCAACTGATGACTAATTTTTGATGACACTATATCTATTGTAGGATCTGCTTTGAACGCATCTACAATAGTTTGTACATAATCAGCTTTGTATATATCATCGTCATCCATCTTAATAAACAAATCATAGTCTTCATGTGTCTTGAGCTGCTTGATAGCAGTCATGTTATTGAAGTGGGTATGGTTGTTTACTGAGTGACAGATTCTCATTGTACGAGAATTGAACACGTCATCAATCACATCTAAATATACGTGTAAATCATCAATATCATTAGTGATGTTTATCAAATGCTTTATACCACTGTACGTCTGATTCTTAACATTCAACATACAGCTTCTAAGCATATATGGTCTTTTGTAAGACGATGTAAATACTAATACTTTCATGTTATTTAGGTAATTGACTATAGTAGTCGTTGTCAAAATGTGGATTAAGATGTATCACCCCTTCAGTGTTGTCTAATGCCTCATCAGCTCTAGCTAATATCACTTCATTAGGCTGTTGACCCATTCCAGATATGTGTAATGTACCCATTCCCCATCTGTAAATCATTGTATGTTGTAGTGTTGATGTATATATGTTGGAGTTGTTACCAAACGTTATGTGTGAATCTTCATTACAACTAGTACCTGGAAACACAATTCTGTTTATATAAGCTTTGTTATACACATTGCCATTGTTTACACTACCTGCTTCTCCCTCATAAATATTATTTGTAAAGAAATGCATTCCTTTACTTCTATATATATCATAACCAGGGTTGTTATCTATATCTGTTTGTACATTCTTCAATGCCCATGGTGCTAATAAATCGTCATCATCTAATCTATATACAAAATCATACTTACACTGTTTAAATCCCCATTCAAGTTTAGCTGATATAGAGGGAAATCTTTCTTTATGATTGATGACTGTCACTTTAGGGTGATGATAAACATAATCTACACTAGCATTATCATTTATGATTACCATTTCACATTCTGGTGCATCTTCTTGTACAAGAAATGATTGAATTGCCTCTTCTAATAAGTGATGTCTTTTGTAAGTTAATGTCAAAACACTAATCATAAGTTTCGTTTTTTAATTTTTCATTCCAAATAGATCCAGGTACCCAAGATGCTAAAGCCTCATGCCTAAAACAATTGTCTTCAATATCTTTCCAAGCAACTACTTGTAAATTAATAGGGGTTACTTTTTCTACAAATTTTTCAAGAGTTAAATTATTAAAGTCAATACCTAGATATTTACAAACTATTTGAATCCACCAGTTAGGACCAATCCATTGATTTTTATGAGTTACATTATCAATCATGTATTGTAAAAGTGGATGGTTCTTTTTGAATCCAAATATTGTATTTGCTAAAGCAGACATACCATAGGAATGATTATGAACAAGAAAACCATCGTAATTTTTATATAACATAACGTCTGAGTGGAATCCATTTATTGTTTTGAAATCAGCATCTAGATAAATTCCACCAAACTTATGTACAACATACATTCGTAACAAATCTGCCTTGATAGCAGGTTCTTCATAAGCATCATATATTTCTTTTAAATTTTCTGGTAACTCAGGTAAGTTATCATCGTTCCAAAGATAATAATTAAAGTCTTTATGATATTCCTTCAACTCTTCCATATGTTGTTTTATATGGCTAGGTATTCTGTTTTTACCAACCCAAATTTGATGTATGTTGTTCTCTATCATTTTTCATTATTCATTTTATATACATAATGTAGGTTAGTTTCAACCAATCCTTCAGTGTACTGATTTATAACATTTCTATCTACATAATAGTTAATTACATTTTGTATATTACCATAGTTATAATCATCAAAAACAACAATTCCATCTTTACTAAGTAACTGCTGTGTATAGATAAAATCATTTACAACAGTGTGGGTTTCATGACCTCCATCAACGTGAATCAAATCAAAGGTGTGTAGTTCATTGGAACTTACATATTCTCTTAATGTCAAATTAGTATCACCATACACTTCTGTTATCTTTGTAAATGGATATTCAGCTTTGATATAATCTATACAAGGTTTAGTGTATGTATGACCATTCAAATCAAAAATTAAATATTCTGCATTAGGGTTAGTGCTGATCATAAGTAATAAACTATGACCAGCATTAACTCCTATTTCACATATTTTTGACTTGTTTTCAGATAACTTTATTAAGTTATATATTTTGCTTTCGTTTGCTGCATCTGTAAGATTATCAGACGATACATCACATATTAAATTACCTTCAATTCTTTCTCCAATTTTATTTAATATCTCAGCTATATTAAACATGTGGTCTTTGACCTCTGGTTTTATTATGTCAATCATATGTTAATGTTTGTTACCATTTTAAGATTACGTCAAATGGAGAAACTAATAATACAGTTTCAGTGTCTGACAATGGAATTAATGGAGATTTCTGTAAAGCTAATGGATCAACTAAGATCATGTCACCAGCTTTGATGTCCTGGATTGTAGATCCTACGCTGTGCACCTTTAACTTAGACATCTTCTTAAGCATTTCCATTTGTAATGCTTCTTTAGTGTTTTCATCCACTACTAATTTACTTTCTTCTGCTTTTGGCATCTCTACAAAGATGCGATTTCCTAATAATGTAGGCATAATTAATTATTTAAATTGTTAAATCTAGTTACATCTTCATCAAATAAATTGATCTCTGTTTGGAATACATTACGTACTCTCTTCTGACCTACCATTTTACCATTCTTAACTTCTGGTACATCCTCTGGACGCTCGTGAATGTCATCAATTAAGACTAACACTTTGTTGTCATCTAATTGGATGCTTCTAATCACTTTGTTTAGGTTAAAGCTGTCTGTATACACTTTACCATCTTCTGATTTTCTTGTGTAGAAAAATAAACTCATTGTTTTGGTTTTATTTGATTATAAAAAGAATTCGTTAAGTATTGCATTTGGTATGCAAATGCTTCTTCTGTCTCTGAATTAAGCTCCATTCCTGCCCAATACATTATATTTAATGTTGTATGGAACAGTTCATGAGCTATAATTCCTTGATCCTCAATGCTAGACATCCATATTATAGGAGGTTTACCTTCATTTATAGGGAATGAAACTGCTCTAGCATTAAAGTCTGCAGCTGTCACTGTGCTGTCAAGGTTCTCTTGTACATACTTAGTAGCAAACTCTACATTTTCTGTAATAAGCACAGTTACATCTATGTCAAAGGTAGCACCTTTTAGTGTAATAACCTCATATTTTGCAAAAATTTCTGGTTCATTTTGTCGAACAGCAAATAGAGCTAATGTAATTATACACATAGAAACTACTACATACAATAAAAATTTATTTGCCATATTCATATTCTAATATTTTACCCACGATATCACTTCTGTGGTTTTCTTTTAATTTAATCCATTTAATCTCCTCAATCTTCTTAGACAGCTCTATAGCATAAGCTAACCCATTGATTGAATCTTTGGTGTCCTGCTGTTCCATGTCACCATTGATAACTATCTTACCAGTTTTACCTAGTCTTGTTATAATGGCTAACATCTGTGCCTTAGATAGATTCTGAGCTTCCTCTACGATTAATATATCATCGATAGTTTTACCACGAATAAACTGTACAGGGTAGGCAACTACCTTCTTATCAAGCACCAGCTGATCAATCTTAGCTTTGTCGTAACACTTATTTAAGTTCTCTACAAATGCTTCTAGATAGGGATTGAACTTCTCATCTAAGCTTCCTGGTAGAAAGCCTAATGAGTTACCCACTTCTATTGTGGCTCTTGTAACAAAGACATTATCACACTCCTTCTTAAATAAGAAATCAAGTGCCACCTGAGCACAAACTAAAGATTTACCACAACCAGCACGTCCTGTAATAACAACCACCTGGTTTTCTCTGATTAAACGTTTAGCTTCTTTCTGCTCATCGTTTAGTTGAACTAGATATTTAATATCATTTTTACGTTCTCTACTTGGTTCTTTCATACTTTTCTAGGAGTTTTTCACGTCTTTTATTCACTTCTTCATATCTATAGATGTCCATTTCAACCTGTTCATGTTCTAGAAGCGTAAGAAGTATTATGTTTTCTTCATCCAGAGCTGCTTCTGGATACTTGCTTTTTGGTAGGATGTGATGAAAGAATGCTGTTGACACAGATCCTATTAGATATTCTCCACTCACCTCAGACTTCCTAGGTCTAGTTTTCCATATTCTAAGGAACATGTCTTTCATAGGAGTCATTTCAGTTACAGGATGCTTCTCAGGAACCTTCACCTTAAAACTTTTGTTTGCTGATAAAGGTTTTCTAGGTTTATGTTGAAAACAGTATTCTCCCTCACAGTTTCTACCACAAGTTTTACATTGTGCTTTCATTATTTCAAACCAGTTGAACCAAAGCCTCCCTCACCTCTCTCAGATGATTCCAATTCAGGAACCACATCAAAAGATACAGGCAACACTTCTTCAAAATAGATTTGTGCTACACGATCACCTACAGCATAAGGAAACTCTTCAGTCTTTCTAGGAAAAGTTTCATTACCAATAGATGTAAAGATAGCCATCCATTCACCACGATAGTCTGAGTCAATAACACCAAAGGAGTTATTTAATACCCAGTTAAACTTAGTTAAGTTACTGCGTGGGACGATAATACCTTTATATCCTTTAGGTATTTCTGTCTTGAATCCAAGACCTACTTTCACTTTACCATTATCACTAGTTATGCTGTGAGCATAAACATCATAGGCAGCAGCCTGCTCGCTACCCTTGATAGGCATGCGAGCATCTTCTGTTACCTTTTGTAATTTAATCTTCAATTGGTTGTTCATCTTGTACGATTTCGATGTTTTTAATTTTGTTAATGATACTCTCTTTGATTTCATTGTAGAACTCTTCGTTGTCTAACAACATACGTTTGAATTCATCAAGGTTGTATTTCACTTCGTTGAATGTCATTGTCTGACCATATTTTCTACCAAGTTCATACTCATTCAATAAGTCCATAATCTCTTTTACCTTATCAATACCTACACCATACACAATCTCAAAGCTTGACATTCTAAATGGAGGGCTCATTCTGTTCTTAGCAGCCTTCACCTTTGTAATGTTACCATAAGTTACATCACCATCCTTTGCAGCTGATTTACTCACTTCGATACGAGCATCTGATGCAAACTTTAATGCATGTCCACCCTGTGTTGTAGTAGGATTACCAAACATCACACCAATCTTTTCTCTGTACTGACTGATAACAATTACACATGTATTGTGAATTGACATTGCAGACTTTAATTTAGAATAGACACTGCTATTCAATCTAGCTTTCAAACCAATTGAGCTATCACCCACCTCACCATCTAACACCTTCTTAGGAATCAATGATGAATCTGAGTCGATGATTAATAAATCAACTTCACCAGTCTTAATCATCTCAATAGCAATGTTGAAACCTTCCTCACCACAACTTGGTTGAGCAATGAACATGTCTGCTGTGTTTACACCAATTGCTTCAAAATAGTTTTTATCAACAGCATGCTCGCCATCAATATATACCACCTTTCCACCTGCCTTCTGACATTCAGCAACTGCATGACCACAGATGGTAGACTTACCTGAGCCTTCCCATCCCATAAGTTCATACAACTTACCTTTTACAAATCCACCAGTACCTAACGTAATCCAATCGAATCCAATTGAACCTGTACTGATTACATCATAATGACCATCTGTTTTGGAATCTAGTGCTAGCACTGTGCCTACACCATACTGTTTGTTTAGCTTATCTAAAGCTTCTTGGAATTTAGAGACACCACTGTCTGTTGGTTTCACTGTTTTTGCCATGTTTGTTAATTTATACAAATTTAAGAAATCTATAGTAATTCACCAAGTTTTTTATAAAAAAATTAGCCCCCAATGTAGAAACACCAGGGGCTATCATCAATTAACAAAAAACAGAGGTGGCAAATCTACGCATTTAAATGCATACAAGTGCAAAATATTTTATCTTTTTTTATCATCTGCTAGTATTTTGTTTCCTTTTATAGCTTTTGGCTCATAAGGACAGTGTCTACAAGAGTTCCCACAGCAAAAGTTTCTCTCTGTGAGATATTTTTCTGTAAATATCACATATCCTGATTCAAGGTAATAATCTATATCCTTGATAAATTCTTTTTTCTTATTGTTTTCCATAATGTTCAGTTACAAGTTTACAAAGTTCAATGAACTCTGAATGTGAAAACGTACCCTTAAATACATTAATAGGTTTATAAACCCAATGTACGTTACCATCTACATATCCTAACTTACTATCAATTCTATCTAGTGAGGCATTTATTGGAGTTCTAGAATCTATATCTTTACAATCTAAAACTAATTCTATTCCTGTATATGGGCACTTTTTATCTTGTTTAAGATATGTTTGCCATAGTTCTTCTAAAGTTATTTCAAAAGATATATCTCTTTTAATGGCATTGTCTTTATAATGACTATATGTTCTACCAGATATACCTAGGTGCCCTTTCCATTGTCCATTTGAAGCACCTTTGTTTAATTGACATCCACAAGACTTTGTCTTGTTAGATCTAACATCTTGTAATCTTGCAACGTGTTCATTGTTACATAATAAACATTTAAACTTCCAATATGTAACATTATTTGTTCTATGTGAGTGTTCTATAGCTTCTAAGTTATTATACACATCACCCTTTTTTGTACTAGTCTTTAGCATATGAGGATCTTGTTTGCACAAATGTACAACAAAATCCTCACATTACCAAATTTATTTTAGATATTAGTTTCGCATGCCCCACCACTGCAAGCAGCTATAGCACCAAAGTCAACGTTGTCATCCATTTCTATCACTTTTGTTAAATCTATTTCCTTTACAGAAGCAATACGTGTATTGTATTCTTCTTCTGTAAT